CGTTCCATATGACCTTGCTCCCGGCGCTGATGATGCTGGTTCTCTTTTTGGCTCTTGCATTTATTGTTCCGATTGTTGCGCTCCGCTTCTTCAATAACCGTAGCGTTGTAGAGCGTCTGCGGGTGAATGAATAATTAAACAAGGAACTGGTTCTGTATTATAAGGGACTATGCTTTTATATAGTCAGGCTAATAGTGACGAATGACAACCTTATTCAGTCAAAATAGAAGCACAAATACCTACATTGATGGAGGGGGTGGTGACATGGGAAATTAGCTGTATTTGATATATCTGAACCGGGCGACATAATTGCAGAAAAGCTGCTCATGTTGTTAAGCGCCCGTCAGCGTCAGGAATTGGTAAGCTATCTTCTCGATTCCCCAAAACAACAAAATAATCTTGCTAACAGCCCATGCGCCATTTCCGAAAATTATAGGGTGCAGACAGCCATTGATGAACCATTTACAGAGATTCGCATAGGTGATTTATACTTCTGCCAGGAACAACGGATTGTATGTATTGGCGAACAGGTAATTGAATTAACGGCTAAGGAATTTGACATTCTTGCTTTGTTAATTACTCATCAGAAGCGGGTATTTACTTATGAGCTGATTATGGAATTGGTCTGGAATGAGGATTATTCACTCTATTCCCGAAAAGCAGTCAATAACCATGTGAGTAATCTGCGGAGGAAATTGAAAAATACACCTGATTCCCCAGACTACATTAAAAGTGTTATTGGCGTTGGTTATAAATTTGAAGCATTGTGATAAAGGCCATGAGACAATTTTATTTGTCTTGTGGTCTTTATTATAATATGGGCTCTTTTGTAAAATCCGTTCGAGACCGTGATTACCTCAAAACACACTTCATATAAGCCTTACCAGAACTATGATGTTTCAAGGAAAAATATAGAATTTACCCCTGTATAATCTCCCTAAAAGGAGGCTGATGAAGGATAAGCCTTCTGCACTTCCTTTTCAGGGAGGGCTGATAAATGCTGCCAAAGGGGAATTTTCAACAGAATGGTTATTTTACATATAGAGCTTTATGCGCCGTAATCCATGTGGTGTGGATTGCGGCGTTTTTAAGTTTGCCCGAATTTACAATAGTTTTATATCATACACCTTCCTGCGCGCCCATTTTTCTATGGGCGCGTATTTCATATATAAGCGGCTGCTACAACAAGGGTTATCCACGCTGTCGCTCCCCACCCTCTGATTTCGATTTTGCTACCAACCTAAAAATTGAAATTGGAGGAATTACCCATGAAAGAAATAAATCTGCGGGATTATTACCCATTTTATACGAAAGACATTATTGTAGAAGTGCCTGACGAGGTGGCTGATCTGCTCCGGGAATATAAATTAAGTGAGGCGGCCCATTTTCTGCGTACATACCGGCATAAAGCATATTACTCTTTGGATTATGACAAGAATGTTGAGCGTGACGCTCTTGTGATCCTGCTGGCACCGGAAGATATTCTGGTCCAGGAGGAAGAACATGCGAGGCTGTACCGGGCCATTGCCTTGCTGCCTGAAAAGCAGAGGAACCGGATATGCTCACATTATCTGCTTGGCATGAGCCTTTCGGAAATTGCCAAAAGCGAACGCTCGGCGGTAAGCTCTGTGCATGAAGGAATCCAGCGAGGTCTTCGGCGTCTGAAAAAAATTTTGGAAGAAATTTGAGTAAGACCCCGAAAATAACCCTCAAAAATGAAATGAATAATAGAGGGACATATTTTTAGGCAGGACAAGCCTGGCGGGTGTGGCCGCACAGCGCAAGCTCCGGTCCACCCCAACTGAAATACTGTTACAACTGCCACGCCCCTCGCTTGCTCCTTGACAACCGAATATACGCTGTTACAGGTACTTCATTCTGTGTTCCGAGCGGCAGATGGGGCGGCGCGGTGACAGGCAGCCTAAGGAGGTGATGAATCCAGGCTGTCCGAGCGATAAACGCAACCCACGAAACCGGCTGTGGCAGGCCGGACGCGACAACGGCACGGATTACAATGGTACTTCTTCACGGCTCCCTAAAGACTTGGGGAGAGTTCCTGCGGCGTTTGCTTGCTCTGGCAAAGCGGCGGCGTATGCGGGGCTATGATGCGGTGACGCTATCCGCAGCCTGTAACAGCCCCGCCCTTGTAAATCAGGGTTTGCCGGGGGGCGTGGCAAATACGGCAGCTAATCGAAATCAGATACAATGGGCCGGGTCTGTGACTGTATGGGCGCAGGTCCGACCTATTCATGTGGTTTTGATAGCCGGAAATGTTCAGGAAGGAGCTGATATTATGGAAAATGTAACTGCTGCTGGCGGAGCCGGAACATTGGTGGATATTCGGGATGTTACGGTTGACAGGGAGCTTTCCCGTGAGGATCGGATTGCAGAATTTGTCCGTCAGATTAAAAACCCTTACCGCTTCAAATGCGGGCGCTTTACCGTCCATGCCAGTTTTGCCCCCGGCGGAGCTACCCTGGAGGAATGTATCAAAGGAATCCTGCGGTAAGCCGGATATTTTTTAGAAAGGGGCTGACTTTCCCGCGAAGTCGTGGTAGAATAAGAATCGGAAAAGGAATTGAATACGGCATAGCCACACTTCTTGAATTGCGGGGATTTTTCTGCGCAACGAAAGGAGTGTTTTTTTATGCAGGTTTACAAAACGATTAAGTATATCCGTCTTTCTTATACGGATGACAAGTCAGTGGAAAGTGACAGCGTTGCCAACCAACGGCGGCTGATTGACGACTACATTGCCCGGCACCCGGAAATTGAGGTTGTGGCGGAAAAGATTGACGACGGTTATAGCGGCGTCCTTTTTGACCGTCCGGCTTTCCAGGAAATGATGCGGATGATCGAGCAGGGAGAAGCCAACTGTGTGATTGTGAAGGACCTCTCCCGTCTGGGGCGGGAGTATATAGAGACCGGCCGTTATATGCGCCGGGTATTCCCAGCTTACGGCGTCCGTTTTATCGCCATCAACGATAACGTGGACACGGAAAATGACGCTGCCGATGACCTTACCGTCTCCGTCAAAAATATTATGAACGAGGCATACAGCCGGGATATTTCCGTAAAGACCCGGAGCGCCCTGGATGTGAAACGCCGCAGCGGTGATTTTGTCGGAGCCTTTCCCATTTACGGTTATGTGAAAACCGGCGACAAGCATAAAGGCCTGGAAGTTGACGAATATGCCGCGGGCGTGGTACGGGATATTTTCAGAAAGCGGCTGGAGGGATTCAGCGCTTCCCATATCGCGGATGAACTGAACCGGATGGGCATACTCTCCCCTCTGGCTTATAAGCGGAATCACGGGATGCCCCATGCCAAAGGCGGCTATACGGACCGCAAGGACTGTAAATGGTCCGCCACTACCATTATCCGTATTTTGCAGGATGAAACCTACACCGGAACGCTGGTTCAAGGGAAACAGACGACACCCCACTTCAAGCTGAAAGAGCGTGAGGAAAAGCCTTCCTCCGAGTGGATTCGTGTGGAGGGCACCCATGAAGCGATTATCCAGAAGCATGATTTTGATCTGGTGCAGAGGCTTCGCCGGATTGACACCCGGACTTCCCCGAAATCAGATAAGGTATATCTGTTCTCCGGCATTTTGATCTGTGGGTGCTGCGGCTGCCGTATGACCCGCAAGACGAACCGCTATAAGGATAAGGAATACCATTACTACTATTGTCCGACTGGAAAGAAGAACGGCTGCACATCCTCCGTCATGCTAAAGGAAACGGACCTGATCGAGTGTGTGCAGGACAGTCTAAAGGGCCATATTGAAAATGTAGCTTCCCTGGACGCGCTGCTGTCCAGTATCAGCCAGGAGCGAATCAACCGGGAACTGGTTCAGGAATATACCGCACAGATCAAGGCAAACGAAAAACAGCGGGCGCAGATTGAGGGATTCAAGACAAAGCTCTATGAGAACCTGGTAAGCGGGATTCTAACCAAAGAAGAATATCTTTCCTATAAGCGGAAATACAATGCCGACTTTGAGCTTCTGCAAAAAGCGATTGCCGAGTGGGAAGAACGCCTGACGGATGTACTGGAGAACCGCAGCGAGCGGAACCGCTGGATCAATCATTTCATGCAGTTCTCCACAATGGAAGAAATTGACCGAAGGGCCGTCATGCAGCTTATCCGCAGTATTCGGGTGATCGGCAAGGACGAGTTACATATTGAATTCAACTACCAGGATGAATATAAAAAGGCCGTAGCACTGGCGGAGCAGATCGCGGAACAGGCCGCAGAAAGGAAGGTAAGCTAAATGGCAAGAAAAAGCAGAAAACAGACGGACGCTCCTATGCCGGTGCCGTCCTTATATGTATATGTGGCACTGTATATCCGGCTTTCTGTGGAGGATAACAAGAAGCGTGGCTGCTCCGTGGAGAACCAAAAGCTGGTGTTACATGATTATCTGGCGGATAAAACGGATTTTGTAGTCTATGACACATATATCGACAACGGCCTGACAGGTACGAATTTCCACCGTCCCGGATTCCAGCAGATGCTTTCGGATATTGAAGCGGGCCATATTAACTGTGTGATCGTCAAAGACCTTTCCAGGCTGGGGCGCAATTCCATTGATACCGGCTATTATATTGAACAGTATTTTTACGCGCACAATGTCCGTTTTATTGCGGTCACAGACCAGTTTGACACGGCGAACCCAGGCAACCTTCACGGTGGCATTATGCTCCCCTTGAAAAACATGATAAACGAAGCCTATTCTCTGGACATTGGCAGAAAAATTAAGGCACAGGCACGGCAGGCTATGAAAGACGGCGATTATATCGGTGCGCGGGCGCCTTATGGCTACCGGAAAGACCCAGATAACTGTCACAAGCTGCTAATTGACAAAGAGACGGCTCCTATCGTGAAACAGATTTTTGACTGGGCTTATGAGCGTGTGGCGCTGAACCGTATTGTCCGTAATCTCAATGAAATGGGAATTACGGCGCCAAGCCACTACAAAAAATCTACCGGCGAGATTACCAGCCCCGGTCTGATTGGCAGCGGAAAATGGCAGACCCGCACGGTAATGAAGATTTTGGAAAGCGAAGTTTATACCGGCGATCTGGTGCAGGGCAAAACAAAGATGGTGGATCACCAGCAGGTCAAGGCCGGAGACGATAACCTGATTATTGCCAGACACACCCATGAGCCGATTATCAGCCACGAACTCTTTACTTCGGTACAGGAATACCGAAAACAGGTGTGTAAGGAAAGCAGGGCGGTCCACAAACGCTCTTATACCCCGAATATTTTCAAGGGTAAGGTATTTTGCGCTGATTGTGGCAGGAGCCTCCACCGGCAGCGGGCGGAACGTAAGAAAGGCCCGGATATTTACTGGTTCCATTGTCTCACGAACAGCCGTGTAGCCAAAGATACCTGCAAAGGCGTGATGATGCAGGAGACAGAGTTGATTGCAACTGTCACCACTATTTTAGAAAAAGAGCTTTCCGTTGCTTTGGGTATGTCTCTCCCTCTCTTTCAGTTGGAGGCAAGGCAGAAACAGAAAAAAGACGGACTGAAATCCCAAATGTCTGCCAAACGGCAGGATATAGAGAAACAGCGGCGTCTGATCCGCGGGCTGTATGAAAACTTCGTACAGGGCATTTTAACCAGCGAGGAATATTTTGAACTGAAAGCAGGTTACGAGGAATCTATCACTGTTCTTTCCGGCGATATTAAGGCGCTTGAAAAAGGTATGGATGCCCTGGATGACCAGCTTGTACGCTACCGTGAAATGGAAAAAGACGCAAAATCACTGGCACAGGACCATGTACTGACGGCAGAGCTGATTGAACGGCTGATTGAACGGATCGAGATCGACCATGAGCGGAATATCCGTGTTTCTTTCCGGTTTAAGAGCGAATTTCAGGGGGAGGCGGTAAAATGAAGCAGAAATATGTGATTGCCCTTTATATTCGCCTGTCTGTGGAGGACTTCAAGACGGAAAGTTTGAGTATTCCCAACCAAAAGCTGCTTCTTCGGGAAAAAGCCATGTCGCTGCAGGAATGGGATAACAGCGAAGTCCTGGAATTTGTCGATAACGGCCATACGGGGACAAACTTTGAACGTCCCGCCGTACAGGAGCTTTTGGCAATGGTGCAGGCTGGGAAGATTGATTGTATCATTGTGAAGGACCTTTCCCGGTTTGGCCGCAACAGCATTGAGACCGGCTATTTCATTGAGCGGGTGTTTCCGCTCTACCATACCCGGTTTATCTCCGTGAGCGACGATTTTGACACCGCCAGTTTCAAAGGAGATACCGGAGGGATTGACATAGCCTTTAAGTATCTTATCAGCGAATGTTACAGCCGGGATATGTCCATGAAAACGAAAAGCGCCAAATACGCAAAGATGCGCCGGGGCGAGTACCAGAGTGTCATTTGTCCTTATGGCTACCGCAAGAGCGCAGACGGGCGCATGGAGCCGGACGAGGATGTGGCAGGGATTGTCCGGCAGATATTTGAATGGGCGGCTGACGGAAATACCGCCGCCGAGATTACGCGGAAACTATATGCCCTGAATATTCCTACGCCTGGAGAATATCGGAGAGACAAAGGAAAAGACCATTATAATGTGTCCAGAACACACGGCATCTGGAGCAGCTCTACGGTTCTGCGGATGCTGGAGGACCAGCGGTATATCGGCACCTATGTGATTGGCAAGCGCAAGGTGCAGGAGATTGGCAGCCGCCGCATGAAGCTAAAGGATGAAAGCGAGTGGTTCAAAATCCCGGACCACCACCCGGCAATCGTAAGCAAGGAGCTTTTTGAAAAAGCCAATGCTTCAATCAGGCGGTTCTCCCTTCCCAATAAAAAGCGGCGTGACTACCTTCTCCGTGGAAAAGTATTCTGCGGCTGTTGCGACCATGCCATGTCGCTCAGGAATGATGCCTGGTTTTATTGCCGCCACTCCGAAGTGGCAGAAAATCTCCCTTGTCACGGGGTAAGGGTAAAAATGGCTGATCTGGAGCAGGCAGTTTTTGAAACAATCCGGGCGCAGATGTGTCCGGCGCTGGGAATTGACAGCAGCAAAGACAAGCTGGATTTGCAGACGGTTCAACAGGCCGAGCATGAAGAAAAACTGCACTCTATCCAGGACAGCAAACGGCGGCTCTATGAACAGTATGCACTTGGAGAGATTGACCTGGAAACCTACCGGGAACAGAAAGTGGTATATGATGCCGAGCTGGTGCAGGCAAAGAATGTCCATGCCGCAATTACCGCACAGACCAAACAGATACAAAGCGATTACGAAGCAGGGCTGAAACAGCGTGAAATCATTCAGGAAATAGGCAGCGCCGGCACTCTGACGCAAGCCCTGATTGATCGGCTTATCAGTAAGGTCTATATCTTTCCAGGAGACCGAATTGAGATTGAATATGTGACGCAGGACTTTTTAGGAACAGAAAAACCGGGACAGGAGGCATGAGCCATGAATACCGTATTAAACAGCTACGGGCAGCTATACGGCTGCCCGAAAATTCCCCAAAAAAGTTATAAATTTTTTTGTCGTGGGCTTGACATACGGGTGACGAAGATCGTGGATTCGTATGACTGGAACTCCTGTCTCTTTGCATCCCCTTTCCATTTTACGTTTTATTAATCCGCACCGTCTGTTTTTCAAAATCGAAATCCTCTGGTGTGAGGGCAAGCAGCTCGCCATCCCGAATTCCGGTCCAGTACAGCATTTCAAAAGCGTAATAAGATCTGGGCTTGCCCATCATAGTCTAAGCATGTTTCAGATATTGTTCCTTTGTCCAGAACTTCATTTCCTTCGGAACCTCTTTTCCCATGCTCCCCGTTGAGCTTGGCGAGCTTTTGGGGTTCCTCGGAAAGACTTCGGATGTTCGTGTGGCACAGTATGAAACAGAAGCCAGAACTCCCAAAGCTGACCTGATCAAAAAAATGGCACAGATCTTCGATATCAGCCCAAGAGCAATCAATGTTCCGGACATTGACTCCTATCTTGGTCTTATGCACACCCTCTTTGCACTGGAAGATATGTATGGAATCAAAATCGGAGAAATCGACGGAGAACTCTCTCTCCGCCTTGACCGGGAACACAAGAACTATCAGCATCTGTTCACACCTTTTCTTGCATGGCAGCAAATGGCTGCAAAACTGGAATCCGGAGAAATCAGCCAGGAATAACTTCGTGTATCATTGCCCCTCTTTAAGCGAGCTTAATCGGTGCATGATCCACTCAGTTGCTGTTCGGATTGTTGCCAAATCGTTGCCAAAACTTAACGGATTTTGTTTGGAATCCGCATAAATACTAGGCTTATTTTTGCAAAATCCTATTCGAACCCGCAAAGTTTTTTGTTTTAATCTTGTTTTTCTATATTTATCACGACTTTACAACTTTTATAAATGCCAGCACTGTTGCCGAATTAACTGTTTTA